GGACAACACTCAAACGATGTTAGAGTTGTTGTTCATGTGCATCCAACCTATTGTATTGCAGCCATGCATGCTGGTATTGATTTGAGTACTATTAGTAATGCATTTCCAGAACTCAATCGCTATACCAAGGTAGCACCAAATGTAGGTGATGTAAAACCAATTAGCCAAGAACTTGCTGATCAGTGTCATTATCGGTTGGAATTAGATGACCGTGGTAATATTGCCTATGACATAGTGGGCATCAAAGGGCATGGTGTTGTGGCTATTGATACAACACCATGGCGTGCTTATGAGCACATTGAAAGATTAGAACACATTTGCAAGATAGTTCTTGCATCAGGAAAATATTAAAATGAGTCAAGCACAATACAACTTATCAACCAAAACAGACTATCTCAATCGCAAGATGTTCTTGGACCCAGCAGGTCCTGTGACCATTCAGCGATTTGAAGAAGTCAAATACAACAAACTGGCCAAGTACGAACAAGAGGCTCGCGGTTTCTTTTGGGTTCCAGAAGAAATTTCATTAAGCAAAGATGCCAACGACTTTAAAGAAGCTAGTGACACAGTTAAACACATCTTCACTAGCAATCTCTTGCGTCAAACTGCACTGGACAGCTTGCAAGGTCGTGGGCCAGCACAGGTGTTTACTCCTGTAGTAAGCATTCCTGAACTGGAAGCGTTAATGTACAACTGGAGTTTCTTTGAAACCAACATTCACAGCCGCAGTTACAGCCACATCATTCGCAACATCTATAATGTTCCTAAGGATGTGTTCAACACCATCCACGACACCAAAGAGATTGTGGACATGGCGTCAAGCGTGGGCCGATATTACGATCACTTGCACATGGTCAATTGCGAAAAAGAACTAGAAGTTCCTGTGAAGGATCATGCACACGTCAAATCTATTTGGTTGGCACTCAATGCCAGTTATGCGTTAGAAGCATTCCGCTTCATGGTCTCATTTGCCACCAGCTTGGCCATGGTAGAAAACAAGATCTTCATTGGCAATGGCAACATCATTCAGTTGATCTTGCAAGATGAAATCCTGCACAAGGAATGGACCGCTTGGATTATCAATCAAGTGGTCAAAGAAGATCCGCGCTTTGCTCAGGCCAAGGCAGAGTGTGAAGCTGAAGTGTATCAACTGTACTTGGATGTGATCCGTGAAGAAAAAGAGTGGGCAGACTACCTGTTCAACCGAGGTCCGGTGATTGGACTCAATGCACAGATCCTAAAAGACTTTGTGGATTATACAGCGGCCAATGCTCTGAAAGAAATTGGCATCAAGTATCTAGAACCAGCACCACGCTCCACACCCATTCCATGGTTCAACAAGCATGTGGACACCAGCAAGAAACAAACTGCCTTGCAGGAAAACGAATCAACCAACTATGTTATTGGCGTCATGAGTGATGCCATTGACTACGACGAATTACCCAACCTATGATAGACGAATGGCATTACAAACGAGTCCAATGGCGAGAAACATTTGCATTGATCCCACGTCGTTGTGATCTCAGTGGTAGATGGATATGGGGCCGTCATGTTTGTGGCACTAGATTTATCACAGGACCCGGAGACCCAGTAGAGATTATAATCTGGAATCACCGTCACGAACACACCATTTATAGACTAAAAGGAAAACAAAAATGAAAGCAATTGTATGGTCAAAAGACCAATGCCCTTACTGCGACCAAGCCAAGGCGTTGTTGAAATCACGCAACATTGAATTTGAAGAACGCAACATCCAGCATGGTTGGACACGAGAACAACTATTAGAAGCAGTACCAAATGCTCGCACAGTACCACAGATCTTTTTAGATGATCAACTGGTAGGCGGGTTCACTGAACTCAGAACAAAACTAACAGAAAGCAAATAATGGAAATTGGAAAAGTTTACACATTCAAACTGAACTCTGGCGAGGAAATGATTGCCAAAGTTGTGGACGCTGGCGAAGGGTTTGCCATGCTACAAGACCCTGTAAGTGTGGCTCCTGGCCCTCAAGGCATGGGACTTGTACCATCGATGTTTACCGCAGATCCTGACAAAAATCCCCGGCTAAATATGAATTGTGTTGCTATTCATTCATTGACGGATGAAAATGTGCGTATGAAATACATCGAAGCAACCACAGGCATCAAGGTGCCAGAAAAGCGAATTTTAGTGGGATAAAATGCCAGCAGTACAACGAGTAGGTGATGCAGACGGTGCAGGAGGCGTGGCCAGTGGTGGTGTTGGGTCAGTACGAGTCAACGGTCGACCAGTAATTGTTGATGGCAACTCTGTAAGTGCCCATCCACCCTGCGGTCAGCGTCGAGCCCCGCCCATTCATTGTTCAGCTGTCACAGCTGGTGGGTCAGGCTCAGTTAGAGCTGGCGGCATTCCTATAGTTTACACCGGTGCCAGCGACACATGCGGACATGCTAGATCTGGTGGATCAGACAACGTTAGGGTGGCAGCATAATGGCACAAGGTATTCTAACCCCACTGCAAATAACAGCAGCCTCGGCCTTGTTGAATAACACTGGCATTGATCCACTACCCACTGCATTGACCACTGCGATTGCATCATTCAATGCTGGTTCACCAATTCCAAATTTTCTCACAGCAGTGGCTAACTATACTGCCGCATCATTTGCTAACGCAACAACCCTGACATCATTGCTGACCATTGGCAACACAACCATTCCTGCATTAGGCGATAGCATTCCTGCTGCCTTTACCAATCTTACTCCTGTGTCCACTGTACCTGCAGGGTTTTCAGGCTTAATCCAACAAACTGGAAACAACTATTTAGGTAATGGAGATGTTGGCCGATTTGCGCAAGGCTTCATGGCTGTGCAAGGTTACATCAACTCAACCAATCAGTTTATTAATTCTTCTGTGAATGCACAAACCTATCTTGGTCCTACATTTACTAATATGGATGCTTTGACCACAAATAGCATTAGTGATGTGAATCCAGATTTTGATAACTTTGCCATAGACATGACCAATCAAGGTAATTTAACCAACTTGAATGATCTTCGCTTGTATGGCACGCCTGCAGGTCTTTTACGGCAACTGGCTGCAGAAGGCAACATGGTAGGTGGTGTGTTTAGTCCTGTACAAACACCATTGCTGGCTGCAGGGTTAACAGCCAAAGAAATACAAACATTATTAGCCGGACCGGATGCAGTTTCAGAAAACGAATATCTTCGATTGCAACGCCTGGCCTATCAAGGTATGGCCAATGTTACAGGCACAGAATTGCAACAGGTGTTAAGTATACTAGCAGTTACTACACCTGACATTAACAGCATGACTGACTTGTTGGATCAAACCAGGATATTCCCCTATAGTTATACCACATTACAAACTCCCACACCTGAAGGATCAGTTTTGGTATACGGAGCCGACGGCAGTGTGAACATGAATCTAGCTGATAACGTATCAGCATATCTAGCATCACCCAATGGGTGTGAAGATTTAGGCAAAGTGATTCCTCCAGCACAGGCAGTGTCCAATAAAGCTGTGCAAGTGGCACTTGAACAAGTTACCAACATTACCAATGCTACATTGCCTGCATTGGCTGCCACAATTAATACTGCACCGCGAACACCGTGGAATATCAATGCATTTTATCTGGCCGACAATTTAGTAGCCGATGCTCCGGCAGTAAATGGATTGGCGCAGTTAAATCCAGCCACTGTGTTTTATCGTGCTCAACAAGACGTGCCTGCAGGTATAAACATCAATAACACTGATTATTGGTTGCCCACGACAATTGCTGGACTCAGTACCATGGCTGGATTGCCATTGATCCAGGCTCAGACCGCAGCCATTGATTCTTCTGTAGCATCATATTTTTCCAGTAACATGGCCACTGGCTCGGGACCTGATGGTACTATAACCACTTGTGATGTAATTGGTACTGCAATTGATCACAGTAACATTGCCGCACAACTGGCCATTGCCACTTCAGCCATGGCCAATATTGTGACCCTAGATGCCAGTAACATTGCCAACATTAATTCAGCCTACCTAGCCATAGCTGGTGCAGCCAATGCCACAGTGGTAGTTGCCAACATAACCAGAGCTAACGGCAACATCACTAACATTTACAACAACGCCAACACTCAAGTCGTGTCCAATGTCGCAACATTAAACACAGCATGGTCCGCCATTGCCAATGTGCTCAGCACAGAAAAAACATACCAAACATCCGCTGGCATTGATTACACCAATCTCCAGTCAGGTGAAAAGGTCAGCACAATGAGCTTTGTGCAACAATTGCCCATTTATGGTACTCAAACCAGTTCATGTGGTCCTGCTTACTTTCTTGAACAAGTGGCCAATACCAGCATCATTGGTGGCCAAGCCATAGTGGGTGCCTTGCGCGAAGGACAAAACAATCAAGTTTTGAATGCGGCAGGATTAGGGGTCAACACCACTCCTGCGGCACGGTTAGCAGTGACTCCTGTGCCTGCTGTGACTCCTGTGTACTAAAGTATACATTTTCTCTGGTTGACCAATAAAGGCACTGTCCGCTATAATTAGGGCATGTGGACCAAAATACAACGCAAAATACTAGATTACTACTATCGTACTAATTTTACAGTAGTAGAACTCCTAGTGATTGTAGGGTTATTATTTTGGTTGACCAGAAAAGCCTATTTTGCTATAATTATGGCATAGTAAGCAACAAAGGAGCCACAATGAAACTGCTGATCACTACCCAAGTTTATGAAAACTACGGTGCCCATGATTGGGACGGTGTAGGTGAGTGCCCTGAGTACTGGAAAGCCAAGGGCGGTTCTGACTATGTGATCCGTGATTTTGATCCTCTGCGTTATGCACCTGGCGTGATTGTGGACTTGATTCGTCCCAAAGTTGAGTCAGACTCAGAGTACTTCCGTGAGCACATCATTGACTGGTCAGTGGAGGCTGATGACTACCTTACTGAGTTTGAACAAAGCCAACTGGACTACGAAGGCCAGATCCGTTTTCCTGCCAAAGAATTAGAATTGGCTTGACCAATAATTCCCAATCTGTTATAATTTAGGCATAGTAAGCAACAAAGGAGCCCCGAATGACCCAAATGTCCAAGATCCAGCAAGTCAACTCTGCAATCATGTTTGGTGAGTTCTCAAACACTGAGCTTGACAGCATCATCAGTGCAGTGCAATTTGCCAAGGCCAGCCTGCGTAAACACAATATCCGCCAATTTGCCAAAGGTGACACAGTGAAGTTTCACAGCACCAAACGTGGCATGACCATGTCAGGCACTGTGAGCAAGATTGCCATCAAGTATGTGACAGTGAGCACTCCGCAAGGCTTGTGGCGTGTGCCTGCTAACATGTTGGAGGCAGCATGACATTTCGACGCTGGTTAAATCAGCGTTGGTATGCTCACTGCCTTGAAATAGAAGAATGGACTGGCCGCATGCCGCCCTATCCAATGTCTGAATATTTTGCCAAATACAAATATTGGCTCAAACGAGAATACCGTCATCAACAAGGAGAAAACTATGGGTCTTGATATGTACGCTTATGTGGCCACCCGTGAAGGCCAGCAACGCGACTATTATGAAGGTGCCGAATGGAACGACGACGCCAAGGATTATGTAAACACAAAGGTGAACAAGCCACGTGAGATTGCCTACTGGCGCAAGCATCCTAATCTGCATGGCTGGATGGAAACATTAGCCGAACAAAAGAAGTTGAAATATGATTCGTTCAACGGCGTAGAAATGGAACTCACTGCCGAGGACTTGGATGCCCTTGAACGCGATGTTAAAAAGCGTCAATTGCCTGTTACATCAGGATTCTTCTTTGGTGACAATTCAGATCAACACTACTACGACCATGACCTGGCGTTTATCAAAGCCGCTAGAACAGAAATGTTCATGGGCTTGAAAGTGTTTTATAACTCATCCTGGTAAGGCGTTAAGTATATGAATGAAACCGATTACAGCCACTCAAGGTTTGACGCCATAATGGCCGCAGGATGGATCCGAGACCTAGAAAGCTCTGACAGTCGCATTCACAAAGAGAAAGTGATTGAAAAAGCCCTAATGGCTGCAAAATTGGGCAGTGCCGATGCGCAGTGTTTTTTGTTCAATTGCTACCAAGCCTACAATCCGTTCTATGTGTTTGGTATCCGCCAGGTGCCTGAAACTGAGGGGCTGACTGGTTGTGCCAATCCTTGGACACAGTTCTGGGCCATGCTAGAAGCCCTGCGCACTAGATACATCACAGGCAATCGTGCTAGAGAAGCAGTTGAAAAAATGAGCCAGCAGTTTGACTCAGAAGAATGGAACAATCTAGCCCGTCGTGTGTTGATCAAAGACCTGCGATGCGGTATCTCAGAAAAGACCATCAACAAAGTTGTGGGCAAGACTGAATATAAAATTCCCATATTCTCATGCCAGTTGGCACAAGACTCAACAGACCATCCCAAGAAAATGAAAGGTATCAAACGCCTAGAGTGCAAGTTGGATGGGGTGCGTGTGTTGGCAGTGGTCAGTGGTGACAATGTCACACTGTACAGTCGCAATGGCAAAGAGTTTGAGAACTTTCCGCAGATCGCTGATGCCATTGAAGATGTTCGCAAGCACTTTCAATACGGGCGTGGCACAGGTGGGCATTATGTGTTGGATGGTGAGATTGTGGGTGAAAATTTTCAGCAACTCATGCGCCAAGCACATCGCAAATCAAACGCCGAAACCACAGGCATGGTATATCACATTTTTGATATCATCCCACTTGAAGCCTTTCAAGAAGGCCACTGGAATGCACAGCAACACAAACGGTTAGAATGGCTAGAGTCAGCCCGACCTGGCCTGGAAGAAACTGCATGCCTGCGCATCATGCCTGGCTTGGATGTGGACCTAGACACAGCCGAAGGGCATGACATCATGCAACGCTATGCCGAGGCCGCTGTGGAAGGTGGCTTTGAAGGCATCATGATCAAGAGTTTGGACGCACCTTATGAGTGCAAACGTTCGGACTCGTGGATGAAATGGAAACCCACAATCTCAGTAGATTTGACTATTGTGGGATTTGAGCAAGGAACTGGTAGGAACGAAAACCGGTTGGGTGCTATAATCTGTGAAGGAGATGATAATGACCGTAGAATTCGTGTTAATGTTGGCAGTGGGTTTAGTGATGCTCTTCGCGATGAGTATTGGGCCAGTAGGGATCAGTTACTTGGTCACTTGGTTGAAGTCCAAGCGGACGCAGTCACCCAAAACCAAGACGGAACCTACAGTCTCCGATTCCCCAGGTTCTTGAGATTCCGTGACTTTGAAGCAGGAGAAAAAGTATGAGTAAACGAATTGGTCCTATTACGCTTGACGGCGAAGCAGCCGATCGAATCACTGTGCTCGCTCTTAAAGAACAAAGAGACTATCTTAAAAAAGAACTGAGTGACTGGAAGAAAAATCCTAAAACGGATACCAATCCAGGCGGATACTGGTTGCACCCTGAAGATGTAGCAATCAACACTCGCATGGTCGAAGCATTGACTACAGTTATTAAGTATTACGGGGGATAAACATGAAAATTGGTCTAAGCTACAGCCGTTGCGTTCGCGACATTGTGGAAGGTCGTGTGGACATGAACGATGTATTGGTGCTGATCACTCGCACAGACTTTGATCCCAGAGATGACGAGCAGTGGGCAGGCATCTGGGATGGATACTGCTTCGGTGGCGGTAGCCGAGCAGAATGGAGTGCCTATGATTTCAACAGTAAAGAAGATGAAGATAAATTCCGCAGTGTCAGCATTGAACTTTGGGAAACTGGTCGACTACACCAGCCACGCAAGTTTGGCGCACACCCAAGTCGCCGGCAAGAATACTGGTTGGAAACAGTATTGCCGGACAGTGAACTTGAATCTCGCCCGGCAGTGAAAGATGCCTGGGACAAATTCCAAATGGTTGCTGGATTGACCAATGTCAAAATGGATCGAACTTATTCGTAATTTAACTTAGGAGATTCCCATGTGGAAACTTGTAATCCCTGCACTAGCAGTGGCTCTAACAGGATGTGGTGGTGGGGGAGCTGGAACTGGAACAACTTCTCAAGTGGTCGATGGCGTTGCTATTACTGCTGGATTTATTTCTACTCCTGCTACCTTTATTCCAAGCCTTGTTACTGGTAATTTTTCAACTGATGGTGCCAAGTACGTGATACTTAGCGGCTGGTATATTAGAAATACCACAGCACCACCAGTAAAAATATACCGCTTGTCCGATAGCACAGTCTCTGATGCCACAGTAGATATCCTCGGTGGCAATCATAGTATCTCAGTAAATTATCCTGTTGTGGCTGACTTTAATCGTGATGGTGTTGATGACATCTTCTTTGCTGGGTTTACTGATATACCTGGGACTTTAAATAATGCAAGTACAGCGTTTATCAGCCGTCCAGGACAAAGCCATCAACAAGTAAATGTTCCAGGTTCTACATGGAGCCATGGCAGTGTTGCAGCCGATGTAAACAATGATGGGTTTATTGACGTTATAAACAGTCAAGGTCATATATGGACCAATGATGGCACTGGACAGTTTACATTTAACACTCGCAAAGACTGGCAACAAGGACATGCTGAGTATATTGCAGGCAGTGGAGTGTGTGCAGGAGATTTTGATCGTTCAGGAACCACACAAGTTGTTGCAACTGACTTGTCTATGAATGGCACATTACCACTCCGAGACACTTATATTTTTAAACTGGATAACACACTTGCACCTACTCGGATGGCTATATTGCCCACACCTTGGTTTGACATTGGCAATACAACAGCAACAGAACTCAGTCACGATGTTAGTTGCACAGTGGGCGATTTGAATAACGATGGGTGGCAAGACATCATTGTGATAAGTGCCAAAGAAGGTGTTACTACTACTCCAGAAAGTCGTGTGCAAATTTATTTGAATCGCGGCAATTGGCAGTTTGATGATGTAACTAGTTCAGCAATGAGTGGATGGAGCACAGCGGTATTGAGCAGTTACACGCCGCTCTTGGTTGATTACAACAATGACGGTCGGTTGGATCTTTGGTTAATGGGGTGGGACAATTGGGGTCGTAATAGTAACCAACTCTGGACAAACTCAACTACCACATCTTTCGTTCAAACAAAACAAACAGATTTTGACCAATTATTGACTAATTTTCAAACAGTAACAGGTGCGCCATCTAATAGACTGGGCATTATGATTCCTGTAAAAGTAAATGGCACCTGGAACTTTGCGTATACCAGCGCAGTTGCCAACAAAGTTTATGTTGGTTATGCTCGAACACAATGGAGTTTGCAATGAAAAAGATTTACTACGAAAAAAAGGGACGCAGGTATGTGCCTGTGAGTGAATATGACAGTGAGTACTTGGACAGTTTCTCTCGGGGCACACACATTGTGATGTGCTACCCAGGGGGACAAAGCCGCCGGTACAACATTGATCCCAACTATGCTGCCATGATTGCGGCAGGACGTGTGGCCGAGGATGCTATTTGTGATTCTCTTAGAAAAGCCAGCGAAATGAAACCACAGAGAACTCCCATTACTCCCGGACAAAAAAAAGCCTGGGAGAAGCTGGCCAAAGAGTTTGGTGATGACTTGGCTACGCTGAGCTTGGGCTGTGCTAGAGATCATGCCGATGCGGCAGTTAATGCCATGATTGCGGAAGCAGACAAACTCATGGCCCATCCTAGTGTGCGTGATGCATACGAGCAGTTTCAAACTGTGTGCAATTTAGTCAAACAAAAACAAAACACTTGACAGCCACCTCGAGTGTTGTTATAATTACTGTGCATGATCAAAGAGATTGGGTAGTCTAATGGTGAGGCGGGGTGAATCGATAACCTGGGCCTGCTTGGACCGTGGCAAGTTAGACTTAAATCCTGTAGGTTGCGACAAGGACCTCGATCTTAGGATCAAAACTGGGCTGATACCCCGGGAGTATGCCGAGAGGATAAATCTGGAAAGGTTAGAAATGACTGTCAAAATTGAGGGCTCTGCGTTGAGTATCCCTGAGTCACTTGACTCGCTTAAAGAAACGCCTTTGGTCATGCACCGTATTTGGTTTCGATTGCACTCCGTTGAAGAATGGTATGCAGTTATGAAGGAAGCTAGGGCAATGTTTGGAAAAAACTGGCGCACTCAAAGCAGGGTAAAACGCAGATTAGAACACACCTCATTGTGGGGAGTTTCATTGCAACCTGTTCTAATTTGGTTTGAAGTGCCAGATCAGACCTTTGCCACATGGGTGGCAGTAAAGCATGCGGTGATTGCCATGCCACCGCCTGGTAAATAATTTTTATGATATTTGGATTTGGAATTCTCGCCACCGCATTACTCTTAAGTGCCGTAGCTGCCTGGTACTCAGTGGCCGGCCTTACTGCTATATTTTCAGCGGCTGTATTGCCGGTGATCATCATGGGCGGTTCACTAGAACTGGGCAAAATTGTTGCCACAGTGTGGTTGCACAACAACTGGAAACGTGCCGGCATTGTGTTCAAACTGTATTTGATACCAGCCATAGCATTCTTAATGATACTGACCAGTATGGGTATTTTTGGATACCTGTCAAAAGCACATTCAGATCAAAGCCTAGTGTCAGGCGATGTTGTCAGCAAGATAGCAATATATGATGAAAAGATCAAGACCGAAAAAGAGAATATTGAAGCAAACCGTCGGGCACTTAAACAGATGGATGAGGGCGTGGACCAAGTATTGGGCCGCTCAACAACAGAAACGGGTGCCGAAAAAGCTGTGGCTATGCGAAGAGCCCAGCAGAAAGAACGTGCTAGACTTCAAGCTGAAATATCACAGTCGCAAAAGTCTATTGCGGAACTTAACGATGCCCGTGCGCCTATTGCCGCTGAAGTACGCAAGGTCGATGCGGAAGTTGGACCGATAAAATACATTGCAGCCTTGCTGTACGGGGACAATCCTGATGACAATCTGTTAGAACGTGCAGTGCGTTGGATGATCATAATGATTGTGCTGGTGTTTGATCCACTAGCTCTTACACTTATCCTAGCTGCCAACAAACAGTTTGAATGGGCACGACAAGGCACAGGCGGATTTGTACACGACGAACCCCGGTACGAACCTGATGATGGGCCACTCACTGACGAACAAATAGAACAAATTCAGGCCAGTGCCGAGCCCTCAAAAGATCCACATCCAGTAGGTTGGATGTTTGGCGGCAAAGAAGACGAACGACCATGGAACGAACGTTATCCTTATCTTGCCAAGCCTTTTGATCACTTCAAAGATCTCAAGCCTATGGTGTATAAAGCAGAGGATGCCACTACTCCAGAGGACACAATACCTTGCCACAAGTGTGGTACTATTCTATTAAATGCACCGGGCATTGGACTATTTTGTCCTAATAAAGCGTGTGACGTAATAGATGGGCCATTTAACGATACCGATAAACAAGTAGAAATTATTTTTAATCAGCCATTGCCCGTAGAAGAAATTGAAACATCAGAGGTAGACCCCGATGCTGCCGTCAAGGCTTGGAAAGCAGCCAATCCAGACGACACTATCAAAGCACAGCGAACCAAGTTGGCTCGTGGGCAAATTGATCATTTGCCCTGGCAAGAACCCCCAGCAACCACACATGCATTTGGTACAGAATTTCCTGACCAGCCCAACAAAGGTGATACATATTTAAAAGTAGATGCCATACCCAGTCGGTTGTACAAATACAACGGAAAGAGTTGGATACATATTGACAAAGACCATTCAGACAATTACACTTATGACACGGCATACATTGATTATCTCATCGCCAAAATTGACTCAGGTGAGTATGATCCAGATTTGCTGAGTGATTTAGAACAAGAACAAATAGCCGCACGGCTCAACCCTGAAACCAAAATATGAAATTAACTGAAAATCCTGATAGCTGTAGTTTTTGCAACAAGCACAAAGACGCAGTGATCAAACTCATTGTGGGAGAAGACGTTGCAATATGCAATGAATGTGTGGAATTGTGTGAGACTTTGCTGGTAGATGAACCCACAGTCAAAACTACAGAACATGTCTCTCTTGATCCAAGGCTAATTCAAAAACATCTTGATCAGTATGTTATCGGGCAAGATCGAGCCAAGATGGTGTTGGCAGTGGCCATTGCCAATCACTACAAGCGCATACGCAATCAGGACAAAAATACCGAAATTGAAAAAGTCAACATTCTCATGTTAGGCCCCACAGGGTCGGGCAAAACGTTGTTGGCCCGTTCAGTGGCTAGATACTTAGACGTGCCTTTTGTGATTGCTGATGCTACATCTTTAACCGAAGCAGGATATGTAGGCGATGATGTGGAAAGTTTGATTTCGCGCCTGTACACTGCGTCAGGCAACGACATTGATAAAACACAACAGGGTATTGTGTTTGTGGACGAAATAGACAAGGTCAGTCGACGTTCAGAAAGTCAGAGCATCACACGAGATGTATCAGGCGAAGGCGTACAGCAAGCCTTGCTCAAGTTGGTAGAAGGTACCAAGTGCAGAATCACACCCACTGGTGGACGCAAACACCCCAATGGTGAAACTGTAGAAATTGACACCACCAATATTTTGTTTATTGCTGGCGGTGCATTTGTAGGTCTAGATAACATTGTGAAGAACCGTATTCGCGGCACGTCAATTGGATTTCAAGCTGATGTGTCAGTAGACCGACCAGGCGACCTTGATCAAGTAACTCCTGACGACCTAGTTAAATTTGGTATGATCCCGGAGTTTGTGGGACGTTTTCCAAGTTGGGTTGCACTAAACGAACTTGCACTAAAAGATTTAATATCTATCCTAACAGAAATCAAACACAGTTATGTAGATCAGTACAAGTGGTTGTTTGTGCAAGACCAAGTCACTTTAGATTTTGAAAAAACAGCACTAGAACAAGTGGCCAAGAACACTCTAAAAAACAAAACAGGAGCACGTGGCCTTCATAGTGAACTAGAACGTGTGCTACTGCCACACATGTTCAACTTGGCACATTACAAAGAACAAGGAATTGACCAAGTAAAAATCACTGATGACTTGGTAAATACTCCTATAGAATTAAAGGCACCCAATGAGCAAATTGCACGGAAGGTCGGTAATAGTCGCTGACGGCAATGTAGAAAAAGCATTGCGTAAATTCAAGAAAAAAATTCAAACATCAGGCATTCTTAACGATCTGCGTGATCGTGAATTCTACACCAAGCCCACCACTGCTCGCAAACTCAAACGCAGTGCTGCCAAAAATCGCTTGCGCAGACAACTGGCCGAACAAGCACTACCTAAAAAAATGTACTGATGTACATTGAATTTCGGTTGTCCTCAGACTTAGTTCGAACCAAACTGAATGCATGGGCAGTAAAATACAACATCAAATACCGTACTAAAGTATTCAAATACACCTTGCGGGTTACGTTTGATTCAGACGAATCTTATACACTATTTGCAATGACGTGGGTGCCACACCCAGACCATCCAGAATGGACAACTTACCGCCTGGTAACTGACCTAAATAATAAAATATAGTTTTTCTTCGTGTATAATAAATAACAATGTAGTGCCCATAGTGGGGCTACATTACAAGTCATCTTGCTTATATAAAGGAGAAAACAAATGACAAAAACTCTCGCCCTTCGCTCTTTCGACATTCCCGCAATTCACAAATTTGGTATCGGTTTCGATAACATGTTTGATGAACTCATGCGTGTGAGTGCCCAACAATCTAGCACAAACTATCCACCTTACAATATTGTACAAATCAATGAAGATGAGTACATGATTAGTCTTGCTGTGGCTGGTTTTGGGCTTGATAATCTTTCAGTTACCAAGGACAAAAAGTTCTTGATCATTGAAGGCAAAGAGTATCAGTCTGACAGCGAAAAGATTGTGCCAAACTACCTGCACAAAGGTATCAGCAACAGAGATTTCCGTCGTGAATTCCAGCTTGCGGATCATGTGGAAATCAGCAATGCTCACCTTGAACTTGGTATCCTAAGCGTTTACTTGAAACGTGAAGTGCCCGAAGATGCCAAGCCAAAGACCATTGCGATCACCTACACTTCCTAATATAATAGTGTAAATACAGTGGCAGCAATCCTGCTGCCACTGATTGTATAGCAAAGCAAGGAATAGAAATGGCACAGAGCGATACCCGCACACGAATCAAACCATCAGAGGCTGTAAAAGAGCCACCTATGTTTCGCGTGGTTTACTTGAACGACAACGCAACTTCCATGGAGTTTGTGGTCGAAAGTCTGGTTGAATATTTTGAATACACTCCCGAAACCGCAGAACAAATCACCATTGACATTCACGAAGAAGGTTCTGCTTGTGTGGCAGTGTTGCCTTACGAAATTGCCGAACAAAAAGGTGTTGAAGTTACTGTGAGTGCTAGAGCACAAAACTATCCGCTCCAGATCAAACTGGAACCCGAAACAACTTAATAATCAACAACCACACGCAGTGGATGATACACATACTGCGACCACGGTGTTTGCCCGCGACCACGACAATTGTTAACATAACGAACACCATCTCGATACTGGTCAACTTTGCCGTGATAGTGTCCAAAACACCATGTATCAATTTTGTGTTCGGTATCCACGTCTAGTGCATTCAGCATGTGCCTGTTGCCCATGGTGTTGAATTTGAGTTTGTCTGCTAAATCAATGTCGTGTGCGATCAATGCAGGCATGGGCACAGTGTGAGTGGCTATGACAATTTTCTTTACGTCTCTATGAGTTTGTAGTTTTTTTACACTGGCTATCAAGTAGTTGGCATCAGTGGTGCTGGCCCGACGTATGGCGTTATAGTTATCGTGCGTGAAGTTATATTTTTCGCACCACCAATCTCTTACTGCTTCAGGATCGATTGTGTTGTCAAAGTCAAATGCCCACCAACCATTTGTGCCCAAAATAGCCACACCATTGATCACTACCACGTTGTCTTGTAGATACACCACATTGGGAATTTGACCAATTCGTTGACTCATTTCTTCATAACTGAATGCAAGATCATTAAAAAAATCCACATGTTCATCATTACCGTCAACATAAAACACAGCTTGATAACACTTTCCAAGATGCTCGAGTGTTTTGTACAAGGATGCTCGATCTTCACACACATCGCCCAGCACTATACAGTGTGGGCTAGTGGCTCGATTGGTCCAGTCAAATTCACCTTCCCAGGTGCTAATGTGTAAATCAGAAATTAAATCAAAGGCAAGTTGCATGATACATATTTAAAAGGAAATAACAATGAACATAATATTTGGCGACGCTATTAACACTGTATCCAGTGCTCACACTGTTTTAGAACTAGACACATTCAAGATAATGCCATCGGAGCAATTGGTAAAGACCTATTGTGTGATTGACAACTTGCCGTTGGCAGAGTTTCCGCGATTAGAGTCTAATAAACATATACATCAACAATTAATAGAACAGTATCAACTACAAAACTGGGAATTCTGTCGTAGCGCATTGCATTCGCTAACAGGCTGTTGGAATGGTGAAATGGACACTTTCTATCAACATTTGTCCGAACGTGTTGATGAATATATTGCCAATCCGCCAGGCACAGATTGGTCTCCAATTCTAATTAAATCTTCTCTGGCAGCATAGGTTGACAATTTGCATTGTGTAATATTTGCCACATTTTTACAATCTCTTGTCTAGGTACAGGCAGTCGACTTGTTGTGTTTTTGAATGTTTGTAAAAACAACTTAAAATATGCTCCAGTTTGATATTTTTTCATTTGTTCGGCCGCTTGCTCAAAGTTTTGTTTGAACTCTTCGATGACACAGGTTAAAAATTCATCGCTAAAAAATCTATCTTTGTTGTGGCTGCAAATTGCCTGCATCTGTTGATACAACACCAGTTTGTCAGCGGTGCTCATGGCAGCAATACGTTTCATAACATCAATGATAGCCTGCATCCTTTCTACCGGATCTTGCATGTCATCGTAGCTTTCGTCAATCAACGGTGAAAATGTTTTGAATCCATATTTGCGTAGATATCTAAGAATGCCTGGCGTACCTAAGATCATAAAAGGATGCCCACAAGCAATTGGCCGCAGAGTTTTTTCAGTTAGATGCCATCGTTGATCATCAACTATTGTTTCTAATACTATTTCAAGTCCAGTTTCTAAATAATCTTGAGAGCAGTAATCAGCACTGGCTGAACTGTTGGTATTGTTTGTTGGAAAGTGGTTTTCTAATTTGTGGTTGTTAATTTCAAATGCAGAATTACTAAATTGGTGCTGATGATAGTGTTGTTCGTCTATTGGGTTGAACCCCATGCGACAGTGTTGAGTTAGATTGTGACTGACCACAAGCTCGGCAAACTTCAATCGATACTCTCGGGTTCCTTGCCAGGCTCGATTATAAATTAAAAAATCTTGCTGCAACTCACAAGACTGACTGTTGAACTTGGGATCTATGTTGGCATATCGAAACCAGTCTCGAGCAATCACAGCATGACTCCACCAATAAACTGTGACTGCTCCGTTTTCTTCAAACCAAGTTACTTCAGGACTGTTGAGTTCTGAATGCACAACAATTATGCGATCATATTTGTTCATTGTGTTAGCCGAAAGTAATCGATATGCATTCAATGGAATATCTGTAATGCCACTTGGCACTTTTGGAAAATCTTTTGAATTTAGCAATTCCTGATCATGGCAAAACACATACATTTTGTTGAACCGATCAATCTTGGTCATATTCAAGTCGATTGCAAGCAATTTGCAATCCTGCATTTTTTTTGATCCATGTGGAAAATAACGATAAATTAAAACATCATGGTTGCAAATGTCTTGCAAAAAATTGTATAATCTATCTAAAGGAACGCTCATGGCAAAAATTGGTTTTATTGGGATTGGAAAACTTGGGTTGGACTGTGCCGAAGTTATGGCTGAGAAACATCAAGTGTGGGGGTATGATATTTACCCACGAACCAGCGACTCGGTAAAAGTCTGTGGCATTGAAGAACTTGTGGACAACAGTGAATGGATCTTCATTGCAGTGCCAACCCCGCATGCAGAAGGATATGACGGGTCAGTACCATCTAGTCACATGGAGCCTCGAGACTTTGGACATGACGCTGTGATTGATGCCATTCACAATGTGAACAAATATGCCAAAAGCAGTAAAAAAATTGTGTTAATAAGCACAGTACTGCCAGGTACCACCCGCAAGAAATTTGTGCCATTGATTGACGCCAAGCATCAGTTTTGCTACAATCCTTATTTGATTGCCATGGGATCAGTCAAGTGGGATATGGCCAATCCTGAGATGGTAATCATTGGCACAGAAGATGGATCACTCACTGGGGTGGCCGGCGAGTTGATTGATTTGTACAAGACCATCATGAAAAACGACCCACGCTATGAAGTTGGTACCTGGGATGAATGTGAAGCTATTAAGATTTTTTATAACACTTTTATATCAGCCAAAGTTGGATTGGTCAACATGATTCAGGACTTTGCATTACGCATTGGCAATATCAATGTGGATGTGGTTACAGATGCACTAGCACGTTCAACCATGCGCATCATGGGACCTAAATACATGACAGCAGGCATGGGCGACGCAGGTGCCTGTCATCCACGTGACAACATTGCATTGCGTTGGTTGGCAAAAGAATACAACATTGGTTACGACTTGTTTGACACAGTTATGCATGCCAGAGAAGTACAAGCCAAAAACTTAGCTATGTTTTTGTTAGACTTGAGTGTGATGAACAATAACTTGCCCATTGTGATTCACGGCAAAGCATACAAGCCTGATGTGGAGTATTGCATTGGCAGCTATTCAACGCTGGTAGGACACTACATTGAACAAGAAGGCCGCAAGGTAGTTTATGTTGATCCACTGGCCGATGACAAAACTCATGTGGTTGATAGTGTAGACGAACCAGCAGTATTTTTGTGGGCACACAATCGCAAGATCACGTATGAATACATAGGTGATCAAGCAGATACTCAAGCATATTGCACAATCGTGCCGGGCAGTATTATTGTTGATCCTTGGCGCAAACTTAAATCAACTGACAACGTTGAAGTTGTTCATTATGGCAACACACGTGGTTTTTAAATATCACATTGACCGGTTTTGGGATGATGAATTCAAAACATTGGACTACATCCAAGAACCGTTTAATGATCCAACAAGTGTAGCTCTTTGGACTGCACAAGGATACACCAGCAAAATTTGTGGGGGCCTGTGTGACATGCGGCATCGACTTCCTACCTGGGCTGACAAGTTTATTAAAATATACGAGGCTCAGGGGTGGAAAGATATTGGCCTGGCGTTTTATCGCATGAGTACTGACACAGTGATGCCAGTGCATCAAGATTTGTACAAACGCTATGTTGAACTTTTCAATCTTCAAGGACAAGAAACTTCAATTCGCCGTGCTTTGTTGTTGTTGGAAGATTGGAAACCAGGTCATTATCTTGAAGTAGACGGCCGGCCTTATGTTGACTGGAAAGCTGGAGACACCGTTGAATGGGTGTACGATTTGCCACATATGGCAGCCAACATTGGTCTTGAGGACCGCTACACATTACAAATTACTGGACACATATGATATCAACTGTTGACGAGTGGAGCCCACTTAAAAAAATTGTAGTAGGCAGTGCCACTCACGCCAACTGGCCTGTGAACGATCCTGTGTTTTCACGAGAGTCAGAAAAGACCACTTGGAAAGAAACACCTGTGCCAAGTGGGCCTGTACCACAAAGAATAATCGACGAAGCCAATGAAGATCTGGATATCCTAGCAACCACACTGATCAGTCTAGGAGTAGAAGTTGTACGTCCAGATCCGCTTAACTTCCAAACTCATGATGGCATGTACAACTACTGCCCACGTGATAGATTTCTAGTGTATGGGTCTACTATAGTGGATCCTGCCATGATGTATCCCTGTAGAGATATGGAATTGCAGTGCTATCACGACATTGTGGATTCAGCTGACCATTATCGATTCATGCCACGCAACGAAGGCATGACTTTGGATGCTGCTAATGTGTGCAGATTGGGCGACAAGATGTTGTACTTGGAATCAGCGTCGGGTAATCGAAAAGCCTACAGTTGGCTGTGCGACCAGTTTCCAGATGTCACAATAGAACTGTGCAATTTTTACGCCGGGGTACACATTGATTCTACCATTGTGCCACTACGCGAAGGCCTAGTCATGCTAAACGGTCAGAGAGTTGGGTTTGATACTGTGCCCCGAGTGTTTGATGGATGGCATAAAATTTGGATCAACGATGTGGTTGCTCAGGATTTTTACCGTTATCCGTATGCATCAAAATGGATTGCCATGAACATGTTGGTGGTAGATCCACACACTGTGATCTGTGACGCTGACCAAACCGAATTGATCAAAACCCTAAAAAGTTACCAATTTGAAGTGATTCCCATGCGGTTGCGACAAAGCCGCACTCTAGGAGGCGGCTTCCATTGTGTTACGTTAGACCTTGTGCGGCAAACCAACTGATTTGTGTCAAGGAGCAACGTATCCTGGATCACCGGGTTCGGCTTCTTCTTTAAGAACACAATGAATTTGTAGTGGGCTTAGATTTTGGTTTCGCCATGCTACCCATTCAAGAGCTTTTTCTTTGTCGGTTTGATAAAATCCCAAAAGTGTAGTACCATCGCTATTTTTTGTAAGATAATCAAGTGGATGCGGGTCAAGAGAAAATAACTTTTGTACATCTGCTGCCTCGTAAATTTTTGCTAACACTGCGTCATCTGTGCCATTTTGTTTGCCAATAGCATGAACGTCTTCAATAGTGTCTGGAAAAACTGATCCCACTGCCCATTTAGATTCAATCCAATATTTCATAATGTTTACCTTTTTCAAAAAGACTTGACACAACTGTCTAAATCTTGTATAATATACTTATGACACACACATCTAGATTTGGCTTTTGTTGCAAATGGCTTAATGATCCTGAGGAAACTGGGGGTATGAAAGTTAATGCTGTGGACCGTGATATAAACGGAAGATCAACTACCATGCGCTGGCTTCGTGAGCATGCTACCGAAGCTGATCAGCGTCAGTGGGATATCATGAACCATAACGCTGCCGCTGCTTTGAAAATGGTTGAGCGTGTGGGCACAATGGAACCCGAACGCAGAATGGTGCGACTGGGATCAGAAATGTTACAGGGCTACACAGAACCCTCCTGGATCAATTGGTGGCAACGACGTGAAATACAAGATCACTGCGAACGCATATTCGCGCCGGTGGGTGACGCTGCTCGGCGTCTTGGCGTACGGCTATCCTTCCATCCAGGGCAATTTTGTGTGCTGGCAAGCGAATCGGATGAAATCGTTGAACGAAGCATTCTGGAATTCGAGTATCATGCAGATATGGCCCGGTGGATGGGGTATGGAAACACGTATCATGATCACGGATTTAAGATTAACGTACACTTATCAGGCAAAGGCGGTCCTGCAAAGTTTCTGCGAACCCTGGGCAGATTGTCTCCAGAGGCTCGCAACCTCATAACTATAGAAAATGACGAACTTACAAATGGACTTGACGTTACTCTTGCCGTGGCTGATCATGTGGCTCTTGTGTTGGATATCCATCACCATTGGATCAACACCGGAGAATACATCGCCCCTACGGACTCACGTGCGCAACGGGTTATTGAGTCTTGGCGTGGTGTGCGTCCTACACTACACTACTCAGTTAGTCGTGAAGACTGCCTTGTTGACCACTCTCGCACAGTAAAGCCTGACTTGAGTGCGCTGTTGGCACAGGGCTACAAAAAGCAAAAACTGCGAGCTCATAGTGACTTTTATTGGAACGAAGCTGTGAATGACTGGGCGCTGACATTTGCTGATCAATTCAACATTCAGTGCGAGGCCAAAGGCAAGAACTTGGCCCGAGATCAATTGTACCAGCAATGGCTGGCCACACAATGAACAACATTTTAACCGGCATATTTGAATGGATCAAAAGTGATTACAAGACCCACCCTTTTAGGTTTGTCATGGAAGTACTGGCTTGGGCTATCAGTATTGGTTGTAGTATTACAATGGCAGCCACTGTACCAACTCCACCCTTACTGGCTCTTTACCCTGTGTGGATCACTGGTTGTGCTATCTATGCCTGGGCTGCTTGGACTCGCAGAAGTTTTGGGATGTTGGCTAACTATGTGTTGCTCACGACTATTGACACCATTGCGTTGATCCGAATGTTGACGTTGTAACAAAATTGTAATATGATTGTCAGTAAATAACTGTGAACTACAAAGGAGAAATCATGTTCAAACACTTACTGACACTACTGGCCGCACTTACGGTGCTTACAGCACAAGCAGACATAACAGGCGCTGGCGCAACATTTCCATATCCAATCTACGCCAAATGGGCAGAGGGATACAAGAAAGCCACAGGAGTTAGTTTAAACTATCAAAGTATTGGTAGTTCAGGTGGCATTAGACAAATCAACGCCAAGACTGTAGACTTTGGCGCCACAGATGCACCAGTCAGCGGAGAGAACTTAGACAAGATGGGTCAAGTTCAGTTTCCTGCTATCATTGGCGGAACAGTTCCTGTAATCAACTTAGATGGCATCAAGCCAGGCGAACTAAAAATCACTGGCTCAGTACTAGCAGATGTATTTTTAGGCACGATCACCAAGTGGAATGATCCTCGACTTGCAGCATTGAATCCAGGCAAGACATTGCCCAACGAAAACATTACAATTGTGCATCGCGCTGACGGATCAGGCACAACATTCAACTGGACAGATTATCTTGCTACTGTAAGTCCTGAGTGGCTGAGTAAGGTAGGTCGTGGTGCCGCAGTTAAATGGCCGGCTGCAAGTTCAGTAGGAGGCAAAGGCAACGAAGGTGTTGCTGCCAATGTGAATCGTATCAAAGGTTCAATTGGTTATGTAGAGTATGCTTATGTTAAGAAAAATAACATGACGTTCCTACAACTGCAAAACAAAGCAGGCCGGTACGTCAGTCCAGATGATTTAACATTTGCGGCAGCGGCAGATGGTGCTGATTGGTTCAGTATTCCTGGTATGGGACTCAGCATTGTGGATCAGAAGAATCCTAATGCCTGGCCAGTGAGTTCGGCCAGTTTCATCATCATGTACAAGAACCCTGCTAACAAAGCCAACAGCGATGAAGTACTAAAGTTCTTTGACTGGGCATTCAAGAACGGTCGCAAAATGAGTGAAGAACTAGACTATGTGCATTTGCCAGACAGTCTTACAAAGCAGATTCGTGAACGTGTTTGGACACAGATTAAGTAAACCGACCCCAACGATTGAGTGGTGCTGGAACTCGTAACCAGCATAATAGGACTACACAGTCCTATTATTTTGGCTGTAAATAACGCATGTGGCCTACAATGTTTATGCTGGTGTTTGCGCCCATGCAATCATGGGCCGTGAATCTAAATGATTGCACTAAGATCAAAGATCCTGAGCAAAATGCCATGTGCATGGCCCAAGCCACAGTGAGCATTAACCATTGTGATAAAATCAAAAACCTGTCACTCAAGGAAGATTGTATTCATTGGGTGCGCAAAGAACAGCGTAGACTGGTCTGGAACTACAACAAAAAATAAACGCTAACTTTATCACTTTTGAACTGAATTAAATAATTCAAAAGGACACATCCTATGAGTTGGTTTAAACACAAGCCCCCACGATATCCCTCAGCACCACGCCCCACTGCTCCGCACAGATCAAGCCCAGCCTCAGAAAAAGCCAAACAAAAATCCAAAGAATCTGCGCCATCTACGCCCAATAAATAATTGATGTTGAAAAAAATCCTAACAAGTCCATGGACAGCACTATTGACTTTGGCACTTATTTTAAGTATAAGAATTGCTGATCCTGCGTTTGTAGAAAGTGTAAGACTACGTTACTTTGACACACTAATCACTGATCGTACTGTCACTGTGAGTGAACAAATTCACGTGGTCAACATTGATGATCGTGCCATTGCTCAACGTGGGCAATTTCCTTTTCCCAGAAATCAGTATGCTGACATTATTCGTCAGTTAGAGGATCGCAATGCCGGAGTGATTGTGTTTAACATATTCATGCCTGATGCGGATCGTTTTGGGCAAGACTCCGCCCTGGCTCGGCAACTCAAAGAGAGTTTAGTAGTATTGCCACACATGGCCACCAACGAAGACACTGTGTCCAAACATGTGCCCTACAGACCCGGAGTTTCTGTAATAGGCACTGGTTTGCCGGGCATAGCATATCGAAGTATTCAACCCAACGTGAGGTCACTAAATGAAACAGCAAGCGGTATTGGTATTGTTAACACTTTGCCTGAAATCGACGGCGTTGTACGCCGAGTCCCCCAAGTCGTCACAGTTGGAGAACAAGTCTATCCCTCCATCAGTCTTGAAACGCTTAGAGTCCTTGCCGGAGATCCCAGCTTCCAGGTCCGAGTCAATGACGGAAGCGTTGAAGCAGTTAGAATTCCACAGTTTGGAAAAATTCCAACAGACAGTTACGGTAGAGTCTGGGTGGATTGGTCATCCCAACCGCAAGAACACTCCTTGGCTGATTTGCCAAAGGACTTCCAAGGTGGAATTGTCATTGTCGGACTCACAGCTCGCGGGCTCAACAACCCCGTCGCAACTGCAAGAGGAGAAGTCTATCCGCACTATTTGCAAGCCAGTGTACTAGAAACCGTGGCCGCAGGCACAAATATTGTGCGCCCAGACTACGCTGACGGAGTCGAAATACTTGTTATCTTAACAGCAGGTGTGTTATTATTAATTCTTACAAGGTGGGTGTATGTTGGTCTTATCTCGTTGGTTGGAATATGCGCTGTACTTGCGTATGGCAGTTACTTTAGTTTTGTCAATTACCTTTGGTTATTTGACGTTACCCTCCCAATCGCGGGCATTGTCCTCGTTGGACTACACGCCTACGGAGTCAAATTTGTCTCAGAGTTCCTCCAAAAACAAGCAATCAAAAAGCAATTTGCAGGCTACTGTTCCAAGGAAGTTGTAGAGCTGTTGCAAAAAGATCCAGACTTGATCAAGCGTGGTGTACGTAAAGATGTGTCAGTTATGTTCAGTGACCTACGTGGTTTTACTCCTATTGGCGAACACTACGGTGATGACGTTGCCGGGCTTGGCAAATACATGAATGGCTATATGGATGCTATCAGTCAACCAATGCTGGACAACAAGGGCATGATCATAAAGTATGTAGGTGATGCTTCCATGCACATACACGGTGCTCCTATTGAAGATCCTAATCATGCTAGAACTATTGTTCAAGTAGGTTTAGAGATGTTGGATGCTGTAGATGAATATACCAAGCTGATGGAAGCACAAGGCTTGCCACCAGCCGCAATGGGCTGGGGTTGTAACTCAGGGATTGGCTTTATTGGTGAGATGGGTTCCACAGAACGACACAGCTATGACATTTTAGGTGACATGGTTAGCACAGCCGCACGTTTAGAAGCACGTTGTAAGGCTTATGGCGTACTATGTATTATTGGTGCTGAAACATACAATCGCACTAAAGACGACTTCTTCTACTTGTTGTTGGACAACTTACAGCCTAAGGGCAAGACTGTGGCAGACTTGATCTACACAGTACTGCGAACACGTGGTGCGGATTATACTAAAGAACTTGGAACACACAATAAGATGCATGCCTTATACAAAGAAAAACAGTTTGATGCGGCTGTTATCTTGTGTGAAGAATTACACGGCAAGTTTGGCGGACAAATGGACAAGTACTACAAAATGTGGATTGAACGTTGCGACTTTATGAAACAACAAGACTTACCCAGTAACTGGAACGGTGAGTTTGTTGCCCACGAAAAGTAATTACTTTTTATTTTCGTCTAACTTGGTAGCCTCATCAAACTTTTGATTGGCCTCTTGTTCAACTTTCATTTGTTCCATCACACGATCACCTTCAATCATCTTGCCACGCAAATGCAACACTGTGTTGACTTTTTGATTCAAACGAATAAGATCATTGTCCAACATGCGTATGCGGTCAATGAGAGCAATCAACACAGTGTTGGCATCATTGATAACAGGTTTGACTTCTTTGGTGGCCCATTCCCAAACATACTTGATGATGTAGCCCATGCCCACAGCCATCACAATAGGAAAGCCATATTTGTTTACTAAATCTACTACTTCACTCATTTTGTAGATCCTTCCAATACAAATTGAACCATGGGGTCTACCTGGTGCAATCTTATTTTTCCATTGACTTCAACCATCTGCCAGAACTGCCCGGGCTTCCAGCCCAGTTTCTCAGTGTTTAATTCTTGATCAGGCACAATGTATCCCGGCCCCAGGTCCCAATTATAATCTACATATAGCATTGTACTTTCCTTTTTGACGTTTGGCTTCGGATACCATGCGGATCCATTCTTTTTTTGCAGCAAGATCATCTTTCATTCTATCAAGTTTTGTAGCGCGGTAGCTGCCAGTCACACCCAATACCATGATATAACCAATGCCAAAGCCTAACAAAAGATATGCTATGTAATTTAAATTCAACACAAAATTAACTTCGTAAATCATCAGTCCCTCCGAGCATCGTTTTTACCGTCGGCTCGTGCAATACGATCCACATCGGGTTTGAGACCCAGCGCATTTGACACAATGGTATCAATGCGAACCACATCATGATTCATGGTCTTTACACGATTGTCGAGTGCTGTGATGATGCCGGCCATGCCTTTGATTGCACTTAGTACACCGGCTAACAACAGTTTGATTGTGAGATACACAAAGTATCCGCCTGCTAATGCCACTGCTATTGGAAATCCCAGATCACCAATTAACTTGAAGATGTCCCCCATGTTGGCTCCTTATTTTTATAGTAGTATTTATTGACTTTGGACAATGGTAATTGTGGTGGTACCACCTGTGTTGATTTTTTGATAAACAGGAACACCATCCTGTTGCAAATCTAGTACGGCCCCTTGCTCCTTGGGAACAGTTAGTTCAAAAATATGAGTGCTATATCTAGTTAAAATCAGCTGTTCTTGATCATCTACCCGCCATTTTAATCCTGAGCCAGCGTCATAGCCAGGCAGCATGCTCAGCGTGGTTGACATGGCTTCTTGTGTGGCTGATAGAGCTGCACTCACAGCATCCAACACATTGGGCAACAGTTCATCTTCTAGCTCATTACGATCCAGTCGGTTGAATGCATCCAGCTGATTATCTAAATCTGCAGGTTTTAAAAAGTCTCGATCAAGAAAATTCACATCCAACGCTGTTCGAGCATCTCGTTTTGTGTCCCGGTTTTCTTCGTTGATTTCTCGGGGTCGGCTAATGATCAGCATGTTGTTGATATTGGCCTGATCAATAGTCAACACAACTGGTCTAGTAGGCGGTGTATCTAGTGTGGAAACCAGTGTGGCTTGGTAGGCCTGTGTCATCAGTATGCTACCAGATTGATTGGATACTTCAATAGCGCCTGTCACACATGTTTTCTCGTCACAACTGGGCAACAGCATTATTAAACTGCGACCCAGCTCGTCTACTGTCATTGAAAAGTCTGTGCCACGCACAGCAATTGACGCTGTGGGTGTGGTGACTGCCACCTGTTGTGGGGAGTTTTTGGCAATTTGGCCCGATGCATATCTAGCTGTGCCCAATGCCACTTTCATGGCCAACTTGCCTGTGCCTGACTTTGGATCATACACGAAGTCATCAATTATCAGCTTTGACTGTTCGGTAATTTTTACTTTGGTGGCATCTTCAAAGGTAAGCTCGGCCCGAGATCTGGCCGTGACAATGGTGTCATTCATTTCCACTGCGGTATTCACAGCACTGGGTATGCTTTTTCTCGCCCGTACTATTTCAGTAGGGCCACTTTGTTCAGTGACCTTACCTACTCCGGACCAAGCATTAGTCAGACTGAGTAATACTGATATTAATGTTATTGCCCGAAGCATTGACAGTTGCACTTTGAGTATTCATACCACTTTGTGCTACAGTGATTGCATTTGGAGTAGCACCAGAACCTGACCCAGTAACATTGATTGTGGCTGAGTTGGCGCCTGATCCTGAACTGCTGTGTGTGACATGGTTATAGTCCCCTTGCACTGTGATATTACTGGTGTGTGCTCCACCATTGGTGCCCAGGATACTTTGCACATCATTATTGTCACCTGTTATGGTATGCGTGATTGCAGACCCGCTACAGCTGGCGCTGATGCTGGTTCCGCATGTGATGGTCTGTTGGTTGCTGTCTCCTGTGACAACTGATGTTACATTGGTACCAGCACCATTGACCAACATAGCCAGTTGATTGCTGCCGCCAGATTGTTCAACGTAAACTACATTCTGACCACCACCAATAAAGGCCGGCGCCAACGCACTACCAATGGTATTGTTGCTACCTGCTTGTTTTAACGTCACAGTGGCATTATCGCCAACTTGATCTATATAAATTTCATTTGCAGCTTGAACGTGCGATAAAGCCATCATGCTCAATGCAAATATTGTCCCTTTGAGAGATCTTGTTATTTTCATTTTTGTTTTGTGGGAGAGTTACTATCCTCATCCGCACTCCTTGGGTTTGTGCCCTTTTTGTATGACCAAAGTTTCCGTTTTGCTCCTTCTTGGATCATTTCGTACACCGCTTGTTCAATGGCTATTCGAACAGCGTATGTGGTGGGCTCATTAATCGCAGCCCCGTTCTCAAGTTCAACACTGGTTGTGCCAAGGTCAACAAATCTGAGAACTCCTTGATTGTGAGCGGTACTGAAAACAGTTTTACTCACAGCCGTATTCAGCAACACTTCCCCGGTGTTGACTGAAACTACTCGCATGGAAATAACAATTTCATCCACGCGATATTGTGTACTGACCCCAACCCCCAGTATTCTAGCGCCACGGCCACCAGATGTTATGTTGGTGTCATACCCAATGATGCCGCCTTCAATCATGAGTCCGGCCACCAAGAGTGGTTTGAGTGGCTTGGCGTCTTTGCCTTCGTACACTTCGCGTTGATTACGGATCAGTTGACGTTCTTTGATCAAGTTGTCCAAACTCACACGTTCAACCACTGTGAACCAATTGGGGGTGTCTTGCAAGGCCTTGATCAAAAACACTTCAGCACCTTGTGTGACTGCTGTAGAAAACAGCGCCAGCTTGTCGTTGTTTTTTTTCTGGCCGGTCTTGTCCACAAATCCATACACAGCAACTGGTATTCTTGGTCCATCCAATTCAGGCAAGGTGGTCAACAGATTCTGTCGTGGCACTAATTTGGGTGGCTGTGCATCAAATTGGCTTTGATCCAAACTGGCACAACCAGACACAACCAACAACAATGATAAAAACAGTGCTTTCATCAAAATGCAAAACTCGCTAGTGGCACAGTTATTTCTGTGCGATTGCCATTGCTTTCCAGAATGGTCAATGTTACATCACTAGAGCTTTTGACCCAGCTGATGTTGGTGCCTTGAAAATCCAAACTGCCTGTGGTGCCGCCGCCGCTGAACAACGAGTCTGCTAACTGCTTGCTCAACTGAGCATAGATGCGACTTTCTACGTTGACCAGGAATTTGGCTATGTTGGTTTGTTTGGCCGCAAGCTCAGCCTTGGCCAGCTTGCTTGCTTCTTCTTCTTTAAGTTTTTGACGGCGTGTGGCTTCTAATTGTTCAATTGTGAGAACGTGGCTGCTATACCCAATGCCATTGAACGCAGGCGAATTGAACTGATGTACTAGTTCAGTGGCTGAAACTCCAGCTGCAACCAGCATCAAGGCAAATGTTGTTATTGTTGTTTTCATAGAAAAGCCCCATGTAGTATTTACACGGGGCTTCTATGATAATATAACGCGAGTTTATTGTTTAGGAGCTTTTTTTGCTCTGGGCTTGGCAGGTGCTTGTGGTGCCACAGTTTTTTTCACAGCGGGACCTCTTTTGGCTGGTGGCCGTTTAGCTGGTATCTGTTTGGCGGGTGTCACAACTGGTTTGTCTGTATCGTGTATGGCATACGACATTTCTGCAACAAATTTTACTTCTGCAGATGGCTCAGGCACCTTGTATGGGGCTGATTCTGCCGGTTTGGTAAGAGTGTCCAAACTGTGTGACCCATCGGGTTTTTGTTTGTTGAAATTGGTGTAAGCCCAATAGCCAATCAATCCAATAACAATAACTGCAATTATAATTTCCATGATAAAATTCTCCTGTGCTATATTTAGTATGCCGTTTTTGGATTTGCGTTTTTAGTGACAGCTCACTACAAAAAGATGTTGCACTGCAATATAATTATCATATATAATACTACATAGGACGCTGGATAGGCCGGGTCCTATAGCAACTTGCTTAATTAAGGAGAACACTATGTTTACAGCAGACGCATTCATCGACACCGTACAAACCGGTAAAAAAACTTGGGTCAACACTTTTGTCACAAACGAATTGGTAAAAGACGCAATGATCAAGTTCATTGACAACCAAGCCGAATACACCAAGAAAGCATTCAAAGCAACCACAGACGCCGCAACCACTGTGGCCAGCGAAACTGTGAAAGCCGTGCAAGAAACCACCAAATTTGACTATGTGAAATTTGGCGAAGGCATCATGAAGGCTTACACAGCAACTTCTAAAAAGTAATACTCAAGTATTACATCCAAAGCCCTGTCATTTTGGCGGGGCTTTTTCTTGACTGGAAATTCCCGATCTGCTATACTATGGACATATTAACGCAAAAGGAGCTCAGATATGGCCCAACAAGAATTCGAAAGCGATGTTAGTTATTTGGTGCGTCCGTTGTTGAACGACAACGAACACGCAGGATTTTTTAGTGACACTGGCACATTGTTTGCCGCCTGTTCAGAAGAAACTGCTCGCAGTATTTTCCACACATTGAGCCGTAAATTTGGAGTGGGGAAAGTTCAAATCAACGGTCCTATCAATGGCGAATATGCTTACGATTTTGTTTAAATCGGTTGATCAATAATTCCCAATCTGCTATACTATGGACATATTAACGCAAAAGGAGCCCCAAATGGTTGCACTAGACAATATTGAATCTGTTCACAACACTGCCATTGCCGCCGCACAACGAGCCGAAGCAGACTTTCGTGCTCAACATGGCGAGCCTGGCTACTGTGGTTTTGCCTGGGTACATGTGAGTGAAAAAGCTTCAACCAAATTGGGCCGTGCGCTGAAAGAAGTGGGTTTCCGCAAGAGCTACCATGGCGGCCTAGATCTGTGGAACCCCGGCGGTTCAGGCACCCAAAGCATGGATATCAAAGAAGCAGGTGCTCAGGCCTATGCTGACGTTCTGCGCCAATATGGCATCCAAGCATACATGAGCTCACGTGCCGATTGACCAATAAATCTCAATCTGCTATAATTACATCATGAAGACACTAAGTTTTACGATTGAACTACCTCGCCAGCGCCGACGTGCGGTGGAGTTGTACTCACGAGACACTCCGTTCAAACCCAAAGCAGAGAAGTCACGTGTGGCGTACAATCGCAAGACCAAACATCCCAAACGTGATGAACATTAAACATCTAGCACTTGTTGTGGCCCTAGTTACTCTCACAGGTTGCATGACCCCAAAAACATCACCACCCATTGAAGTGGCCATGATGCCCGACGACTGTCGCAACCGAGACGCAATCATAAACTGGCTGTCACAACAGGCCGCTATCCCTCAACAACGATTGGAATCAGATGAAAACTTTCAAAGACATCGCAGACAAATTCGCGCTAAAATTTGGAATATGCGTTATGTTTGTCAGCCTGTGTAGTGGCTGCGCCACAGGCACACCCAGTCGCACTGCCATGAGCCTAGATGACTTGGAGTACTTTCAATATGATTGTAAAAGATCTGGACAACAAATAGCCATGCTAAACAGCATGCGGCGCACTGCTGATGACCAGTTGTTCAGTTTGAGCGGGTGGACTGGAGAAGACAAAAAAAGACATTGGTTAATTAACTGGCACATTCGTTATTTGAGAGATTACTGCTAATGAAAACGTCCCTAATTGCCCTATGCTTGGTACCTGTGTTAGCAGTGGCTCAACAATGTGTACTGCAAGAAAAAACTGTCAGCCGAGGCACAGTGGTCATTGCAGAACGCACTGATGTTCGTGCAGAAGTTGTGCCTGGTTTTTCAGGTGGGCGCAAGTGCATGGTAAACTTTAGAGCCAGGATTGGCGCCGAATGGCACACTGCCTTTGGTGAACATGAATGGCCAGGAGACCGTCCTAGAGATGAAGCCTGTGCTGTGGCTGTAAAACGAGCTGAAGATGCTGTACGTGAACGAGTGGGTCGCAGTCAGGTCATGAGCGAAAAGATGCTGGTGTGTAGAGACAATCCAGACTTGGAAACCATGCGACAAACCAATCCGGGCACTGTGGGCAACCTAGCACAGTTCCGACCACACCCAGACCGTCCAAGAGAGTTTTGGCATAACGGTGCTCCGTGTAGATACTTTTTGGATAGTGCTTTGGTTCAAAATGACATTCGAACGTTTGAAGGCGTGATATGCAAAATTCATGATTCAAAATGGGTAGTGGTAGACAAATTTTGATTGACCAATATTTGTTTTTGTGTTAAACTTGTGTTATCTTAACTCTGTGAGATTTGTATGAAAAAACTTTTTATTATATTGCCCATTGTGGCTGTGATGGCGGCTTGTAGTTCCAACAAGGATCCGTACGAAAAGCGAGCTGTGGAAGAACGCGAACGCCGCGAAGCGCAGGTCAGTAAGTCCATTGACCAAGCACCCAAATGGATGACTGAACTGCCAGTCTCGTCCAGTGCTGTGTACGCCAATGGCACCGCAGTCAGTGGTGATTTTAGCATGGCAGACAACAAGGCCAAGATGTTTGCATTTGGCAAAATTTGCGTGGCAGCCGGTGGCAAGATCAGCCAACAAGGCAGAATCTTCATGCAAGATCAAGGCGAGGCCAATTTTGAAACCAGCGAGTTGGCTATCAAGAGCATGTGTCCTAGCGTGGATGTTACTGGCGTAGAAGTTAAAGAAATCAAACGCATAGCCGAAGGCAGTCGCTATCGCACTTATGTGTTGGTTGCTTTGCCCACAGGCGATGCCAATGCCCTGCAAAAACGTAAAGATCAGCTAAATCTGCAAAACAAAGCCGCTATACGCAGTGATCAGGCATTCCGCGAAATGGATGCCACAGATCGCAAGCCACAATAAACGGCGTATAAATAAAGGCAGCTTCGGCTGCCTTTTCCTACATCCAAATTATGACCACCGATAACTCCCTTCAAATTGAGCAGACACACAGCCAAGCCTTGGCTGACGCAGGAATGTATGTTTTCATGGGTGAAGTCGATGATGACAATATCAAACCCATAATTGAGTGGATTTTGCACGAGAACTTTGTGGCAAAGAAAAAACGCAAAGAACTCTTGCTGATGATTTGCTCAGAAGGCGGGGACATGAGTTCGGCATTTGCCTTGATTGATGTCATGCGCAGTTCGCTTATTCCAATCAAGGCTGTGGGTCTGGGGCAAATTGCCAGTGCCGGATTGTTGATCTTTTTGGCAGGAACACCGGGACGTAGAACTCTTACTCCCAATACATCAATCATGAGTCACCAGTATGCCTGGGGAAGTGATGGTAAACATCATGAGTTGCTGGCTACAATTAAAGAGTTTGAACTCACACAAAAACGCATGGTACAACATTATATAGATTGTACAGGTCTAAACGAAGACCAAATCAAGCAACATCTGTTGCCACCGCATGATGTTTATTTGGGTGCGGATGATGCCTTGCGTTTGGGCATCTGTGACCACATCAGCCAACTGACTCGTTAATTACGTCTACGGTCTCTGCCCAACACTTCAGCAGTCACTTGAGGTTGTGCTGGGTTTCTGGCGGTTTTTACACCCGGACCAGTCAATCTACTAGTTGGTTCTACAGCCGGTGCAACAGCAGGTGCCACTGGTGGCGCGGCCCCTCTTGGAACCAACTGTGGGAATTGACGTTCTAGAGCAGGAATAATTTGCTCTTTTGGTGTTTTGTTAGCTATCATGTTCAACGTAGACTTTGCAATTTGCGCTATTAACTTTTGATTGCTAATGCCACGTCTGCCTGCCAATGTCATGACCCAATCAGACAACGCAGAATTGAATGTTGAAGCTGCTATAGGATTTTTTCCCTTGGACAACTGTGTCAATCCTTGTCGAGCCGCGTCACCACCAAATGATGTTTGTTGAACTCCAATCTGAGGATATACTGATCTAACAGGATCTTTTGTGGCACTAATGTAAGGAGTACTGGCATGGAATCTCAATCCTTGTGCCAACAATTGTTCTGCATCATTGTAGTATATGAATATTTTGCTGTTCAAGTTAAGATAGAGCACTCCATCGTCTTCTTTTTTGCTCATGTAATAATTGAAACTGGCCTGGCTCCATTGTTGTGCAGCCGATCCGCTGTCGCCAGTTTCTATGGCAGTCATAATGCCATTTATATTTTTTTTCAATCTTGTGGCATACTCTTTTCTACTGCCTTTGGTATTGCCAAATATGAGTGATATACACTGTTGAAGCAGTGCTAGAAATTTATCACTGTCTGCTGGAGAAAGAAGTTTGTTGAAGTCTATGGCCTGGTTCAAGTTCATGCCACTGCCGGACAATTTGCGTTTGAGATTTTTGTATGCTTTGTGGGATTTCACAAAATTATTCAAGGTCACTGCGGCTGCTTCAAATCCTTCTGCTGGTCTAACTTCTTGATCTCCAAATCTAGCAGCACCGCCCATTTCGGTTTTTAATTCTACTTGGTAAACTTTACCACCTGACTTGATTTGTAAGTCACCCTTTTTAGATCCGCTGTCCTCGTCATTGTCTTGTTTTGAACTTTTACCTGCCACAGTAATACTTTTGCTCAGTACGTTCAATCCAAATTCGCCTCGTCCCATGCCCAGTTCCTGGATCATCATAACTTCGTCGACAAATTCTTTTGTGACTGGATTTTCAGTATAACCAGTGAATACTACGGGAAAGTCAACTTTTTCATTGCTCAGCAGGGCCTGGGTGTTGACCAAACGATCGCTTTTCCAAGTATTGAAAAAATCAGCACGTTGCAACGGTGTGGCACCAACTTCTTCCATGATGTTCATTGCTAGTCTTGCCAGAACTTTTTTGGCATCTTGCACAGCTTGATCTTGTACGGCTTCAATTTCTTTACTGATTGATCCCATTCTTCCACCATGTGAAATATGAGACAGCAGATCTTCAATTTCTTTGAGAGCTTTTGCAGTAGCAGGGTCGTCTGGAAGATCCTTGATTCTTCTAGAAATCACGTCTTTCATGCCTTCAAGTTCAGGGGCAAATTGAGCGTTGACTTCTTCAGTCAGTATGTTGTCGAGTAAATTGAGTAGATCACGCATTGTTTTTTTCCAAGAATAATGCTATACTTATGCAATCAACCAGGAGACCCCATGTCAAATCTAGTGCCAATTGTTATCGAAAACACTTCCCGAGGCGAACGCAGTTACGACCTTTACAGCAGACTGTTAAAAGATCGTGTGATCATGCTGGACGGAGAAGTTACCCAACACACAGCCAGTTTAATCTGTGCGCAGTTATTGTTTTTAGAAAGTGACAATCCTGACAAAGCCATCAGTTTGTACATCAACTCACCGGGCGGATCAGTCACAGCCGGTATGGCCATTTACGATACCATGAATTTTATCCGGCCTGCAATCCATACCATTGTGATGGGGCAAGCTGCCAGCATGGGGTCATTGTTGGCCACAGCTGGAGACAAGGGCAATCGTTATATTCTGCCAAATGCACGCCACATGATTCACCAACCCCTAGGCGGCGCATCAGGACAGGCAACAGATGTTGAAATCCAAGCACGAGAACTATTGCGTTGGAAAAAAGTTCTAACAGAAATTTATGTCAAACACACTGGCAAGAGCTACGTCGAACTTGAATCAGACATGGAACGTGACTTCTTTATGACTGCTGAAGAAGCTGTTAAATACGGTCTCGCTGACAAAGTTCTAACCACTCGTGACACTTAAACAAAACTTCTGTTCCAGCCCTTGGTTCCACATGCGAATCAACAACGCTGGGCATTATGAATACTGCCGCTGGGCTGACAAGAGCCAACGCACTCACGCTCCGCATATTCAGGCAGTTTCGCCACAGGAGTTTTTTCAACAGCACATGACACCCATTCGCCAACAGCTACTGGCTGGAGAACAACCTCAAGGCTGTGGTGAATGTGCTGTGATGGAACAGAATAATAAGGTTAGTGGTCGCCAAAAACAACTGCTCAAAGTTGGGGTGCGTGTGGAACAATTTGAAAAAACTCTAGTCAGCTCGCCCTGGGTAGAAACGTTTAAATCTGCAGAGTTTACACAGTTTCCGCAGGACTGGCAAATTGATCTTGGCAACTACTGTAATTCTGCTTGTGTGTTTTGCGAACCAGGCTCTAGTTCAAGATTAGCTACTGAATGGAAACAATTAGGCTTTATTGATCAGTTGCCGTTGCCTAACTGGACTGATGACCCTGAGTTAGTAAACAAGTTTATTCATACTCTGGAACAAAGTTCGCACATACAATATTTACATTTCATTGGCGGCGAAACTTTAATCACGCCTGCGTTTAAAACCATACTTCGGGCTCTTATACGAGCTGGCTTGAATCGCACAGCCACCATTGGATTTACTACCAATCTAACTGTGTGGGATTCTCAAGTGATTGACTTGTTGACTCAATTCCACAGTGTGAATCTTGGCATGAGCGTGGAGTCATTTGAGATTGTGAATGACTATGTGCGGTGGCCCAGCAAGTTGCCTGTGGTGTTGGAAAATTTGGATCGCTGGCAAGAATTAGCTGCTCAACAGGCCTGGTTGCTACAGTTGAGAACCACCCCAACATTGTTAACTATAGGCAGTTTATTGTCTGTTTATGACTATGCTTGGACGCGAAAGATCAGTGTGGAAAGTTGTAATTTTTTAACTGAACCAGCATTCATGCGTCCGTCTGTGTTACCGCCGAGCTATCGATCATCTGTCATTTATCACATGCAATTGTGGTTAGACCAACATCCAGTATCAGGCAACACTGTGCTCAACATCCGAGACCCTAATGTTTCACAGTTACAAAATCACCAAGACCTACAAAGTTATGTGAACTATTTAGAAAACATGCCAGATGAAAGCAATCGATTGCCTGACCTAGTAATATTTTTAAAACGGCTTGAAGCCAGTCGTGGCAACTCAATTTTAACTTATCTACCCGAATATGAAGAACTTTTTAAATCTGCTGGCTACTGAACAGCACTTAGCAGTTTCATTAAACAACACAACTTATTCAGTTGGTTGGGACATGCCAATGGAATTTGGTGCCAATGACTGTGTCACAGTAGATGGAATAGAAATACTTCCCAAGTATCAGCATCTAGCAGTTGACGGAAAACTAACTATCTCTAAACCTTTTTACCAATGGTATCACCAGGTATCAGGTCAGGGATGGTTGATAATGCCTCAATAGTACCAAGTGCGGCTGCCGCGGCTGAGACGATATTCATGAATTATATTGCCCCAAGCTACCAAGTATTCAAATACGTTTTTAAAAAAATTAGCAATCATATCCACCCCTTGAATTCTCGGTTGAAATCTCTTTCAAATCGTTCAACATCAAATACGTCACATGGACGTTTACCGGCAATGTATCTTTCTAGTCGAGATTGGTATCCCGAGTCTGGAAACATCTCGGCCAAGCGTTCTAACAATCGTGTCATCATTTCTGACATGGTTTTCTCCTTCTCAGTATTTACCATGAGAGATAAAATAGTCAGTAGAAACCATGAGATTTAGATCATGAAAATTAGATTGATAGGCCAACGTAATAGTTTTGGAATTGGTGTTCACTACACCAATTTTGCTGACGCATTGCAAAAACTTTCACACTGGGGTGTGTTGGTAGAAGAAATCTCTTTTGAAGATCAAGACGTATTACTAGCGGCAGCAGCCAGTAGCAAGTCTGATGACATTAACATTTGCTTTGTGAGCATACCGTTACAAAATCATTTTCGTGGAACCAATATACAGTGGGTGGTGTTTGAAAGCACACGAGTTCCGCCCAATGTAATGAGTACCATGCTCACAGCTGATGTGGTTTGGGTGCCCAGCGCATGGGGTCGAGGGATATTGATACAAAACGGTCTTGACCCAGCACGTTGCGATGTGGTGCCCGAAGGTGTGGATACTGATCAATTCCATCCTTGGCATCCACTTGTAAATGATGGTGTTTTTCGTTACTTGCTGACTGGCAAATACGAGCACAGAAAAAGCATAACTGAAACCATAGATGCATGGGCACAAGTGTTTGGCAATAACAGTTCTGTAGAGTTGTCAATCAAAACCAATCACATCATGAATCATGAGCAAAACAAACAAAAAATTACTGAACATGTACGCAGACTCGGTCTGACCAATGTAAACATCTGGTACGGCGATCTATCACTGTCAGACCTATCGTTGTTGTATCAACGCCACAATGTGTTTGTGTTGCCCACCAAAGGCGAAGGTTGGGGACTGCCCCTAATAGAAGCCGCGGCAGCAGGCTTACCAATTGTGACCACAATGTGGAGCGGCAACACAGAGTTCCTCCGCCCAATCAAGAGCAGTGTGGTGCCTGTGGAGTATGACATAGTGCCTGTTGACTGTCCAGAGTATCAGTCCTTCTACCCCACAGAAGACAAGGACTGGGGAACGTGGGCCCAGCCCAGGCCGCAGAGTATTGCCCAAGCATTACTATATGTCTGTGACTTTTTTCCGGAGTTAAAATCACATGCTGTGGCCAATAGTGATATCATCCGCAGAGATTTTTCGTGGACACAATCTGCAAACACCGCCATGAAAATGTTGCAAAAACGAGGTCTGCTAAAGTAATACTCAAGTACTAGTTTTTTCGGTTGACCAATAATTCCTATTTTGCTATAATCATAGTATGAAATTAGATACAGACGAAATTTTGCAGTGGGGAGGCGCCGTGTTTATTGTGGCGGGCCACAGTTTCAACGCCATTGGGCCTGCGGCTTATCCTTACAATATCCTTACATTTTTTATAGGAACCATACTATTTCTAATATGGTGCATTCGTGTTGCAAATAAACCACAGATGTTTGTGAATCTTGTAAGTGTAGCAATTGGACTTACAGGGCTTGTGAAAGCATTTGGTTGACCAATAATTCCCAATTTGCTATAATATAGCATAGTTTAACAAAAAGGAGCCACAAATGCGTAATTTTACCAAGCAAGAACGCCTTAACGACATTGACACTAACGACATTGGTGAGTACATTGAAGACTTTGGCGACGAAACCCTGAACAAGGCGTTTGGCAAGTTCTGCATTATGGATGACGAAATAGCCTTCCACAAAGTGTTAACAGACGAGGTTGGCTACGACGAAGACGAGGTTGCCGATGGCGATCTAGAGATTGTGCATAAGACAGTAGAAGAGACCCTGAAACAAGTTAACCTTGTGTTCAAGAACTTGGGCATTGACCTGGAGTTCAAATCCGCAGACATGGTGGAATACGGTGCTTACATGTTAACAGGCAAAGGCGACACGCCCGAGGATATGGGCCACCGTATCCGTAAACTAGTAGCAGGTCAACCTGTATAAAAACGGTTGACCAATAATTCCCAATTTGCTATAATATAGCATAGTTTAACAAAAAGGAGCCAAAATGAGTTACGTAATTGTCGCAAAAGGTACAGGTCTTATTGTTACAGATGGTCCCAACAAAACTCGTGCATACAAAACTTTTGGTGCCGCAAAGGCAACTCGTACCCGTCTTTGCAACAAAGCAGGTTGGAACGAAAGCCAATTGAACATTGTTGCTCGCGATACCTACACCGCACCCAAGATCACTGTTCGCAATTTGATGTCCGGTAAGGACGTGGAAATTGATGCAGACACACCTTGGGCTTGCCGTGTTGACAGCGAAGCATTTTGGAGCAACTGATATGAAAGTCGTATATAACGGTTTGCTTGGTGGTTGGTACATTGTGCGTGGCGCACATCAAACACCCATCAGTGGCAGATTTGAAACCAAAGAAGCGGCACTAATCCATCTCCGCAAACGCAATCCTTTCCATACTGGAGTCTGACATGATTCATCAAAACGTACAAAAGCTCATTAACGATTATCAAAGAATTCTGGACCGAGATCCATTGGATCAGATGGAAGACACTCATGCTATTCTCACTCGCTTCACTCAAGCCCTTGCAGTAGAGCTAGGTGAGATTGTGGTAGCAAGTCCTTATATGGAAGGTACTCGCATGTACTTTGACGAAAAGATTGCTCGTTATGAAATTAAAAATGCTGTGGGGGTAGAATGAAACTGTACTCAATCTCTTGGACACAGCCCTACACTGCCTGGGAACCCTTAGAGTTCCCCATCACAGACTTGAGCGCGGCGCAGGCAGTATTAAAAAGGATCATGGCAAAATGAAATGGTTTGCCGAAACAACTGACTACAAAGATCCTGTTCCCAACGGTATCTACTTGCTGGACGATTCAAAGACCAAGATGTATGCGTTCAAACCAGCCACAGGTGATATCAAAACGTTTAAAAACTTTATCCGCATTAATGTGCGCGGTCGTAAGTTCATGGTGAATCCTGTGCAGTTTAAAACCCAAGTAGCCGAACCCGAGCCCGAAGGCCGCGTATGGACTGTGACAGGCAGTCGCGGCGACACCTACCAAGTGAATGAGGTGCGTGGCAACTGGTCTTGCACTTGTTCAGGATTTCGATTCCGCGGTGAATGTAAACATGTAAAAGAACTGCGCAGTTAATGACCAAACCCCACCATAATCTGGCCTAAACGGGCCAGATCTCTTTTGCTTCCTTAAATATTTGTCCGCAGGCCTTCAAGGCTTGTTTTTTTAAGGAGTCTATTTTATGGACAATGTGTTATCTAAGGCCAATGGCCTATTGGTCGGTATCATCGATATCGGCATCAAGTTGATTGCCGCTGGCGTGATTCTGCAAATCCTTTTTGGTGCCGCAGTTCCGTTCTTGGCAATTGATGTGACCGCAAGTCTTATCAAATTCGTGGGTGCTTTAGGCTCACAAGGTTTGGTTGGTTTGGTGGCATTGGCAGTGATCTATTGGTCCTTCAACAAGAAGTAAACTCCGATAGCGCAAACTAAAAAGCCCCTTGCGGGGCTTTTTTTATGCTTGGTCTA